CACCAGACCTTCAGGGGTCAGCCTGTGAGGGCTTAGATGTAATCAGCGTCTCGACCACGCCACACCTAAACCCTCTTGCGTAACTATATCACTTATTCACTTTTTTGGCAGTCTTAGCCGACTTCTTAAAGTCAGCAGCAGTTGGAGCACCTTTGCTTCCAGGCTTACGCATCTTTTCCTTAGACCCTGCCTCAATTCGCTCACGCTTTGCATGAATGTTCGCATAGAGACCTTTTGCCATGTTAGTTCCAATCATCCGTCATCCAACGGTCAAGACGTTGTTCAAATTCACGGTCACGTTGCTGCTGCTCTTGATAAGCATTGAACCGTGCCATCTCTGATAAGCCCATATGGTACTCACCACGCTCGTCTGGTGTCAAACCAGCCTTTGGAAACTCTGAGAATGCGTCAAAAATCATTTTGCACCTGCCTTTGAGTAAATTTTCATCTCTCTGCGCTCTGTCTTCTTGGTCACAGCAAAGAAGTTCATGCTTGACTTCTCTGCCCTGGTAAACAAAGACGGCTTCTTGTTTTGCCAATCAAATGGACTTGGCTTGGTAGATTTCATGGATCTCCTTTAATCGACGTTTGCTTGCAATCTCTAGTGCTGTTGCTAGTACAGCAACAATACCAGCTTCTATGTCCTCTGTGCCCAGCAAGGGCTCCAGACGGTCAGTGGCCTGAACAATCAGTTCATAGGCTAGTTCAAATTCAAGTGTTTGGTGGCTCATAGGGTGAGCCTAACGCAAAAACAACAAAACAACACTAGGGAAAACACCTAGATAAAACAGCAAAAACTTTGATACATTCACCATCTGCTTTAACAAAAAGGAGATTGAAATGAATGTTCAAGCATTGAAAAAGGTGCGAAAGTTGTTTTGCATCGATGGTGTGCCAACACACATACAGCGTCATAACTGCAAGCAGTGGGTGCGGTCTATCCGATTCCTTGGCAACAAATGGCTTCTTGCAACCCCGGTGACCAAATCATGAACAACGTTATCCAGACCACATTTGCTGGGAAGAACCCGTTCACAAAGAAGGCTGTCAGAGAGGTGGATGTCTCTACTTTGCGTATCACCAATGACAAACCCAAAAAACGTGTTGCTCGGTTTTACAAGTACGACTCAATCTTCAAGGATCTCGACATAGGGAAATCCCTCTCTTGCAAACCAGAAGATTGCGATAAGGTGTCACAGGCACTGCGCTCTTACGCCCAACGGCATCACAAGTCTTGGAAGATCAAGGGTCAGATGTACTACACCAAGAACACATCTCGTGTATTTGTATTGGAAAAGAAATGAAAGACTTTTTGCAACAAGCCAAAGAAGACCTGCATGATGTGCAGTATTGCCCCTATTGCATGGAACCCCGTAACGACAAGCTCTCTTGCTGTGGTGAGAACCACTTCTTAGAGTTCCAGGACTTTGATGATGAGACACAAAATCAAATCATTCAAGACGAATATGACTCAGCAAATTGGAAGTAATGTATGTCCATTGAAAAGTTGCTTCAGACCAACGTAAACGACCATACAGAGAAGAAAGGCAAGCTGACATACCTATCATGGGCATGGGCTTGGGCAGAGGCTTTAAAGGCCGATCCTGCTGCTTCTTACACGGTTCAGACATTTGAAGAGCATGGTCAAAACGGATCTTGCCGTACTGTCCCATACATGAACATTAATGGCACTTGTATGGTGTGGGTCACTGTAACAATGTTTGGCAAACAAGCCACATGCCAGCTGCCTGTTATGGACTTTAAAAATCAAGCCATTGAAGCTCCCGATGCTTTTGCCGTCAACACTGCCATCATGCGCTGTATGACCAAAGCACTGTCGCTGCATGGTTTGGGTCTGTATATCTATGCGGGTGAAGATCTGCCAGAAGAGGGTGATGTACCAAAGAAAGGGTCAGGCCCTGTTATCAGCCCTAGGGGTGGTATTGGTGACGACCTGCCAGCAGATGTTAAGGAGTTCTTGCAAGACCTTGCAGCCTCCGTTACAGGGTTAGTCGAGGTTGGCCAAGCAGTTGATGCCTTAGCCATGATCGACGAGCAGCAATTGGAAGCAGATCAGAAGGTCTATCTGTCAAACCAGTTGAATTCCACTGTGCGATCTGCACTTAAAAAAGCGAAAGGTTAATATGGCTTACGACAACACCGACAAGGGTTCATTGTTTACCAATGACAAGAAAGAAACAGAAAAGCACCCTGACTACAACGGGTCCATCAACGTAGGGGGTAAGGAATACTGGCTCTCTGGATGGAAGAAGAAGTCAGAGAAAACAGGCAAGACCTTTTTGAGTCTGTCTGTCCGTGCAAAAGAAGAGACCCCCCGTCAAAGTTCTGAGCCTACCCGTAAGGCAAAGCCAGAGCTTGATGACGATATGCCGTTTTAACCTGGAGAATTGAAATGAATGAAATAAATGAAGATGCAATTCCAAATCGAGTGACGGTTGCAGACATGCAAGCCAAAGTCAAATCGTCTGCATATGTTCGATTGCCAGATAGCACAACAACTGTTTGCCAAATTACTTTGGAAAACGGCTACACGCTTACAGGTACAAGTGCTTGTGTTGATCCCGCAAACTACAACCAAGCAATTGGCGAAAAGATTGCGTTTGATAACGCATTTGAAAAACTTTGGGATTTAGAGGGATACCTTCTAAAACAGCGCCGTTTTGAAGCTGGCTTAAATTAACTTGGAGAACTGAAATGAAAAAATTGATCATTGCTTTGACACTTGCAGCATCAGCCACAGCAGTATGGGCTAATTGCACAACCCACACCATCATGTCTGGTGGACGTATGACCACATGCACTACCTGCTGCTATGGCGGTAGCTGCACCACCACCTGCTTCTGATTTTCGGGGCCGAAAGCGGATGCTGTGTTTCCTACCCATTACAGAAACTGCGTTTTGACGCTACGGTTAATGGATGCAATCACAGACGCAGCGAGTAGGTCCCACTTATAAGGAAAACCATGTACACAGTTGAAAAAAATATCCCACTGGCTTCAAGAAAAGCTTACCCATTCGATGAGATGGAAGTAGGTGATTCTTTCTTGATTCCCTGCACTGACAACACAAAGATCAGTCGCATTCGCGCCCAGATCAACAATGCAAAGAAACGTTATCCAAACAAAGTTATCTCAACCCGCAAAGAAGAGAATGGCTTGCGTGTTTGGTTGCTTCACAAAGGGTAAACATGTCATACGCACAAGTTGAAATGAAGGTCATCCAGTGGGGTGAGGCTCGTCAGATTGTCCAGAACAGCACTCCAATGGCCCAGGCAATCAAAACCCTTGAGGAGGTTGGTGAGTTGCTAGACGCTATCTCGTCCAAGGACAGGCAAGCAATGAAGGATGCATACGGCGATATCTTGGTTACCCTTGTCATGGGTTGTGCCACTGCTGATTTGGACCTTGTAGAGTGTTTTGAGCATGCCTATGAGCAGATTAAGGACCGTAAGGGAACCTTGTTGCCCAATGGAATCTTCCAAAAGGAATCGTGATGCTTTGCGATACTTGCAAAACAGTTGCCACTTGTTTGAAATCTGGATGCAGAACAACTATTCATTTGTCTGCCCTTGATATACAGATATCAGGAGATCACTACAAGGACATGCCTATCCAACCTGCTCAGTACATTCATGCGAATGCTATGGGGTACTTTGAAGGTAACGTAGTCAAGTACGTTTCTCGTTGGAGAAAGAAAAATGGTATTGCTGACCTTGAGAAGGCCAAGCATTACATTGAGCTTTTGATAGAGATGGAGTCCAAGTAACTTATTGCACTGCAAGGACAGCACGATAGCGTTTCTCCCGGTCTTCAAGGCCGATTGTCCCGCCGTTAATCTTTTTTGTCAGTGCAACAAAGTCACCAGAATCAGCAATAGCACCACACTTGTTGACAGACCAAAACCATGCTGCTGACAGTGCTGCTCCTTCAGGTCTGAACAACAAATCAGGATTGTTCACAAGATCAATCCCAATAGCAGCACCACAGCGGGTGAAATTATCTTTGGCAGTTAGCTGCTTAAGACCTCTTCCCCGGTACTTCCACCCATCACCAGACTCCAGTGGTCCATTGCCCATTCGACCCGAATAAACAGTGTTGGCAATCAACTCAGGCTTACGGTGCAGAGCAAGGGCAAACTTGTTGGGGATGTTCTTACCCTTGTCTTTCTTTGGCTTGCCATCAGGACCCATCTCAGCGAACCTCTTGGGCCATACAACAGACATCGTTGCTGCTGAGTAATTCAGGTTCTCCTCAAGCATGGTGAACCCACCAGACTCATGAGCGCATTGAGCAATGAATGCAGCTTCTTGTAGCTGGGTGTTGATCTGGTAACGCTCACATGCTTGTTGAACAAAGGGAAGCCATACTTCAGCTACGTTAGCTTTGACACCAGCAGCAATCAGCTTCTCAAGGGTGATCATTTTTTGTCCTTATTGCGAGAACCTTGGCTAGAACCAAGCAAGAAGGCAAACATACCAGTGATGACAGTACCCAGCACATAACCCAAGATGGTGTCAGCAAAACGAATATTGTTCTCTGGGATTTGAATCCAAATCAGG